TATTCGCGTGCGCAGGTCCAATGACAACGCAGAAACCGACATTGGATTTAGCACGAACGAATTAGACACGACTGCACTTGCGGCGCATTGCGGTTCTAATGACGGTTTTGTAGTGACTTGGTACGACCAAAGCGGAAACGCTAACAACGCGACACAGAGCACGACGGCGAATCAGCCAAAGATTTACGACGGCACTACGGGCGTGGTGACGGAGAACGGAAAGCCTGCTGTAGAGTTTGATGCCAGCAACGATACAATGGTATCATCTTTCAGTAGCAGTTCCAACTACAGCGTCTTTCAGGTTTTTGCGCAATTGCAAATTTTGACCACTGGCAATTTGTTTAGCACGATTGACTACGGAACAAGCGGCGCAAAGTCAGGCGTTCAAGTTAGAAACAGTCAATATTTTGTCAGAGGTAATGGCGGAAATTTTGGATCACAAGATTTGAATCAAAACCTGATTGAGGTTACTCATGATAGCGGACAATTTGATTTTGTTAAAAACGGTACAAGCGTTGCAAGTGCCTCAAGCACCTTGGTTGCTATTGACGGCGTGACCATAAACAGGCTAATTGGAAGTACAAGATATGCAAGCGGACAGTGGCAGGAGTTGATAGTTTACCCATCAAGCCAATCTAGCAATCGCTCAGGAATCGAATCGAACATCAACACCTTTTACAGCATCTTCTAATGGCGCAGCAGTACATCATCGTTTTAGCCGAAGGCACATTGACAAGCGAGAAACGCGCCAAGTCTATCACGCGCGAACTCTACAACATCACAACGCCGCTGGCCGTGCAGGAGCCGTACCAAAAGGAAGGCACCGTATTCGGCGTTATCGTGCATCCTGACGGCGTACAACACGCGCTGCAGGTAGATACCGAGTATACGATTCCCGTACACGAACAGGCGACGCTGGAAAAGCTGGTCAGCCTCTTTCCTGAACTGACAGCGGAGGAACGGTTTGCATTGCAATCGTATGCGCTCAACACAGACGAGTTCCCATTTGCCGCCATCATACCCAGCACGACGACGGTGCGGGATCAGGACTACATGGTGCAAAACGGTTGGTTCGAAATAGACGATATTTGAACATGGAACAAATAACAGCGGCGATGATATTCGAGTTCATCGCGTTGCTCGGTGGCGGCATCGCAGCATGGACTAAGATAAACCAAGAGGTGACCGTGCTGAAATCGCGCATCATCAACCTTGAGAAGCGCGAGAACGATATGGCCAAGAAGCTGGACACGCTGCTGGATGCTGTGAATGAACTGAAGATTCTGCTGGCCAAGAAAGGCATTTGATGCAATCAATGATTTTGCCGTAAATTGCAGCCATGAAGGTTACAATCATGAAGGCGTGCAAGCTGCGCGGGAACAACTTTAAGAAAGGCGCCACGCCAAGCGTGACGTCTGAGTTTGCTGCAGAGCTGAAAGCAAAAGGCTACCTTGACGCGCCAAAGAAAAAGACCGACGACGAATCTATAGAATCAGAATAAAATGGCCATTTTTAACGGAACAGAATTAGGCGTGTACATTGACACCACGCTAATCGCAGCAGCTACCGACTGCTCGCTGTCTCTTAACACGGAGACAATCGACATCACAACCAAGGACAGCGCGGGATACCGTGAGCTGCTCGGCGGTTTGAAGTCAGGTTCAATCAGCTGCAGCGGTTTGATTGACTACGCAGATGCAGACTCAAACAAGGACCTCGCTGACTTGTGGACCGCTTGGGAAGGTCGCACAGTTTTAACGCTGAAGTTTCAGAAGGCAAACGAGGTGACTGGCGACTTGTCTTTTACATGCGGCGGCATCATCACAAGCCTCGAGCAGTCAGGCGGCACAGAGGATACAGCTACTTACAGCTGCACCTTTGAGTTGACTGGACCAATCACTGACACTGTTGCTTGATGATTGAAATCAACGGCAACGAGTACCCAGTGCGTTACTCGATGAAGGCGCTAAAGAAGTTCGAACGCAAGGCAAAGGTCAATGTGTTCAGCTTGTCAGATCCTTCAAAGCTCTCAGCCGATGCCTGCGCTTTCTTATGCTTTGTGGGCGTAGAGTGCGGTTGCAACTTCGAAGGTGTCGAGTTCGACATGGAGCTGCAGGAGTTCGAGGAGCACATAACGCTTGCACACGTCACCCAATGCTTTGACGTGCTTGGTGAATACAGCGACCAAAAAAAAGCGTAGACGGTAACGATAAGCCAGTAGGATGGCAAGACGTGATTCGGATGGGGATGGGTGTGCTACACCTGTCCCCTTCTGCGTTTTGGGAGATGACCTTTGGCGAGTTGAGCTTGGCGCTGGAGGCGAACCGCGAGACGGCAGAGATGCAGGAGCGCTTTGAGTGGGAGCGCACGCGGTGGCTGGCTACAATCTACATGCAGCCCCATCTACGGAAAGGCCGTAAATTGCGACCAAAGGATATGATGCAATTCCCTTGGGAGCGACCAAAGCAGAACGCAAAGAAACTGACTAAGGAAGAGCTAAGAAAAGTAATTGAAGAGCGCGACAAATGGCAAAGCTGAACGATCTCATAGTAACGATAGGCGCACAAACAAAGCAGTTTGACAAAGCGCTGGGCAGCAGCATGTCCAAGATGCGCAACTTTGGACGCAGCACCAAGCGCCTTGGTAAGAGCATGACGATGAACCTGACGGCGCCTATTGCGGCGCTCGGGTTTACAGCCGTCAAAGCATTTGACCAGCAGCAGAAAGCGATAGCACAAGTCGAGGCAGGCCTGAAGTCCACAGGCGCCAGCGTAGGCTTTACTTCGAAGCAGCTGCAGAAGATGGCGAGCGACCTGCAGAGTAAGACGCTATTCGGTGACGAGGAGATTCTGAAGGACGCGACGGCACAGCTGCTGACGTTTACCAACATCACAGGCGACCAGTTCGCCAAGAGCCAAGAGGCGGCGTTGAACCTTGCCACACGATTGGACGGCGACCTAAAGAGTGCCAGCATCATGTTGGGTAAGGCGCTCAACGATCCAGTTGCAAACCTGAGCGCAATGAGCCGCGCGGGTATTCAGTTCAGCGAGGACCAAAAGGAGGTTATCAAGTCGCTTGCTGAGAGCGGCGACATGGCGCAGGCGCAGAGCATCATACTGGAGGAGCTGGAGAAGCAGTACGGAGGCAGTGCTGAAGCTGCAGCCAAGGCGGGCACGGGTGGCCTCAAGCAACTGGCCAACGCATTCGGCGACCTGCAGGAGGAGTTCGGTAAGATTATCATGGAGTTTTTGCCGCCAGTCATTGACGGCCTCAAGAATATGTTAGCAGCATTTCAGAACCTCAGCCCACAAGCCAAGCGATTTATGGTTATTGGTTCAGGTATTGCCGCTGCATTGGGGCCGCTGCTTGTAATACTGCCGTCATTGATACAGGGCTTCATGGCGCTGCTTTCACCTGTCGGCCTCATTGTTGGCGCCATTGTAGCGCTGGGCATTGCCATCGTGACGTTTGCCGATGAGGTTGCTGTGCCGATCACAGCAGTAGCCAACTACTTTATCACGCTGTACAACGAAAGTGCAGCGGTGCGCGGCATCATTGGAGCCATCAAGGGCACAGTGCAAACCGTGTTCGACTTCTTTGCGTTTGCCGTCAACAACGTAATTGAGAGCTTCAAAGACCTTGGCGCAATAGTTAAGGCCATTTTCACACGTGACTTTGCTGCGATTCCTGAGCTGGTCCGTACAGCGTTTAGCGATGCAGCAGAACGCACTGCAGAGTTTGGCAGAAAGGCCGCCGAGAACATTCGCACAGGCATCGAGGAGGAGTTGAAGCGCGACCCGATACAGCTCTTAACTGAGGAGGGCGTGGCGGAATCACTGAGGACGCTTGGAGGTTTGACCAACTTGCTACCAACTGCAGGAGGTGTTGCAGGTGGAGGAGGTGGCGCAGGTGAAGCAGCAGTGACTGTTCCTGCTGCGCTCAACATTGTCGACATCGACATGCCTGAAGACATCGTGGAAGATGAGGACATTGACGCGGTGATTGCGGCCAGCACAGCAGTACAGAACCGCATGAACGCCATGGCGCAGGCCGTTGCAGGTTTTGTAGATAGCGCCTTCCAACAAATTGCAAGCGGCACGGCTACGTTCGAGCAGGTGATGCTGGACATGATTAAGCGCTTGGCCATGCAGCTCGCATCGCTGGTGGCACAGTTCATGATTCTGTCTGTATTGTTTCCGAATGTTGGTATGGTAAAAGGCGGCCTTGGCAAGTTTATCACTGGCGGATTTGGCTTACCAATGATGGCAAACGGCGGACTGTTTACAGGCGCATCACTTGCAATGGTCGGCGAAGGCTCAGGCACCAGCAGTGTGAACCCCGAGGTGGTGGCACCGCTCGACCGCCTGCAGGAAATGATGGGCGGCCAGCAGGTGCAAGTCACTGGTAAGATTTCAGGCCGCGACATCTTGCTGACCAGCGAGCGCAATGCAATTGACCGTAACCGTGTAAGAGGATTTTAATGGCTGACCCGATCCGACTATTCGCTGAGTTTCAAGACGACCTCGGCACAGCGTACAAGCTGAACATTCACGAAGCTGGATACGGCGGCAGTACGCGCGAGTTTAACCTCGGCGCTGATGGTTTTACCTTACGCTACAGCGGAAACAACGAGGACCGCATGCAGCCAATTATTGGTAGCGAGGTGACGTTCACGTTGGTAGAAAACGAAGCGGCGCACACTACGTTTCTGACCGCGTTAGCCACGAGTGAAGACGCCGATTTTACGGTCAGCATATTCAAAGACCCTGACGGCGCCAATACTTTGTTTTGGACGGGCGTGCTGCTGCACGAGCAGGTCGAGCTGCAGGACGAGGCATATCCAATACAGAACACCATGACAGCGGTGGACGACTTAGGCAACCTGAAAAACATTACATACGATAACAACGGCACTTTTTTCACAGGTCAAAATACTATTGTCGAACACCTGACCAAGCTACTAAACAAGACGCGCGCGCTGCATGTATTTGCTAGCGGCGACGTGTTTCTAAAATACGCCAACGACTTCAAACCAACGACGTTCTTAAGCGCAAACGCCTTGATTGAACTACAGGTTGGACACGCAGCGTTTTACAACCTTGACGACGCAGGCAACGCGCAGGGCATGGACTGCTTTACCGTGCTGAAAAACTTTGCCATCACGTTTAACGCTCGCGTGTTCCTGCACGAAGGATGTTTCTACTTTGTGCCTGTAGGTGCCGTCATTAACAACACCACCGTAAACTTGTTTACAGTGACTAAAGCGGGCACCATTAGTGGATCGGCCACAGCAACTGATACACAGCTAACAGTTGACACCGATATGGAGCGCATGCGCGGAGGCGTGACGACCTTTTTGCCGCCGCTCAACAAGGTGCAGCGTACTTGGCGCACCGATGCCAACCTGCCCGTGGTCGGTCCTGAAACGCAGTTCCTAAACGCTACATCACAGCAGACGGAACTGGGTACAGACATCACCGACAACAACCTGCTGTATGATAACGGCACAGAGTTCCGCTTGCGCTTTAGGTATACACATGCTTATGATGGTGACGGCACAAGCACAGGTGACGACGTGCCTGCACGCATCTTGCTCAAGATGCAAATCAAGGTTGGTAGCTTGTACTACAACAACGCGGTCACATTCGGGCCAAGCACTATGAATGTGGGTTATGCTGGTGATGCTTACACTATGGACACAATGACGTTTAGCGCGCCAGCATGGTCATCAAGTGCAGGCCATTTCTACTTTGCCGTGACGCCGACACCAGCATATTTAAACAGGAACAACGGCCTGTTCTACAACTTGACGTTTACGCCGCAAGGTTTTGCGAGCATTGCCCAATACAATCAACCTGTGCTGATTGACTTAGATGGCATAACAAGTGCGCAAACAGGATTAACAGTTACCGTCAACGTAGAAGGGTATGACCACGATGGCACGCTAATCACGGATGTAACTGGTACAGATGCGTATGGGAAGCTCGAAGGCTTTGGCATGTTTGTCGTCAACGGCAATGCAACCAATGGCGACCGCGTAGTGTATGAGGCGTTGACGACGTCGAACAACCAAGAAACACTGACGCAGGATGAGGTCGTTATTGGATCGAGCATATTTGAGGATCACCGCAACATTTACGAGAACAACAGCTCACCAGCACAACCAGTTGACAGCTTTGCGAGCTTTGCAAACAGCTCGGCAACTTTAAGCATTCACCAGCTTGGTGTCAAGGAGGTAATTTCGGGCCAAAACTTTAGCACGCGAGTAAAGCGCGGGAGCTTTTACAAGGCGTTCGTTAGCCCATACCACGCGCTGCTGTTTTCAACGCGCAACTTTTTGCCGTTTGAAACTACGTTCATCGCGCGTGCCGTGCAGACAGAGTACGAAGCCTTTCACATCAGCAGCGACGACACCAACGTAAGCACGCCAACGCCTGAGGTAATCAATGACCGGCCACCCATTGACGACAGTGAGCCAGTGTACGACTTGCGCAATACGTTCACGCCGTCTGAAGGTGACATACCGCCCAACATTTTTCAGCGGTTCCTGCAGAGCGACGTGCGTGCGATAGCGCACAGAGACACCTTGACCAATACAGTGAACGATTTTGACGATCGCATCTTTAACACATGGCAAGGCGGCACAGGAACGGCGACGTTGAACCTGCCAGTAGTATCAGGCAACGAAGGGCGGTTGATACGCTTCCATTCTGATACATCGATTGCAGCGAACAAGCGCGTGTTGATACAGCCTAACCCGAGCGATTCAGGTGTCACCATTGACGGCGCATCGAACTATGCCTTTGATAGAGATTACGACGGCGTGGCAATCTTGTGCCATGGCGGGCAGTGGTACGTTGTACAGAAGAAAGAAAAATGATTTATATTATCTTAGCAACCGTGGTGGCTAACATCATATACAAGGCCAAGCAATATGGCCGAGGTGATATTGCCGACGTTATCATACTTCTTGCAGCCATCTCTATAGCCCTATTATGAGATACTTCAACTATCATGAGTTCAACTGCCCCATCGAGGGGGAAGGAAGTGGTGAGCGCATGATGGACGAAACTTTTCTTGACATGCTTGACCGCGCTCGCGCAATTGCTGGCATCCCCTTTGTGGTGACGAGTGGGTACAGATCAGAGGCAGAAAATCGGAGGTGTGGAGGGGTCAAGGACTCGGCGCATATGAAGGGCCTCGCGGCTGACATCCGCTGCAGGAACTCACGAGAACGTGCTTATATCGTCGGCGCGCTTATTGACGCTGGCTTTCACCGCATAGGTTTAGGCGACGGCTTCGTGCATTGCGATGCTGACGAAACCAAAGACGAGGATGTCATTTGGCTATATCCATGAAGATTGAACAAATCAGCCGCACCGTCCACGCCGTCAAGCTGGACAAGCAACCGCAGCGTATGCTGTTTATTTCTGACGTCCACTATGATAGCGTGAAGTGCGACCGCGTGATGCTGCGCAGGCACCTTGACGAAGCCAAGCGAACGAACACGCCCGTGTTCATCTTTGGCGACTGGTTCGACTTGATGGGTGGTAAGTACGATCCGCGGTCCAGCTACAGCGACATCCGACCTGAGTACAAAAGTATCACGTACCTCGACGACGTCATCGAAGACAGCGCCGAGTTCCTGACCAAGTACAAGGACATCATCAAGTTCTTTTGCCGTGGCAACCACGAGACGAACATAGAGAAGCGTATGCACACCAGCCCGCTTGACCGCGTGGCGTACATCGTAAACAAGAACGGCGGCAACATAACCGTTGCAGGCTACAGCGGCTGGCTGTGGATGCAGATGTACACAAAAGGCAAGCGCCGCAGCTCGACGTTCGTACACTACCATCACGGCATGGGTGGCAACGCCCCACGATCTAAAGGCGTGCTGCGTGTTGACATTGACCAAATGCAGTTCAAAGACGCCAGCTTGATCGTGCGCGGGCACACACATCAGAAGTGGCACCTGCCTGTGACGTCGGACCGCATCAGCCGCTTTGGTAAGCTGTATCAAGACAGCGTTCACCATTTGCAGCTCGGCAGCTACAAGATGCTCGGCGACCGCTTTGCAGGTTGGGCGACCGAGAAAGGCTTCAACACGCCACGCCTTGGCGGTTGGTTTGTTACCTTGCACAACTCACATCACGATCAACCATACTGGAAGGTCGAAGAAGCACAATAACATGAAAGAGATTCTCTCACTTTACTGGGCCGAGATTGCACTGGCCATTTTAACTGCTGCAGGTACCATTACTGCACTGACCGCAACTGAGAAGGATGACAAGGTCATTGACATTCTCAAGCGCATCATTAACGCCGTAGTGTTCGGCGATAGCAAAAGAGGACGGAAATAACCTATATTTGCTACGTCCAAGGTGGACAAGTAAACCTTTATTTCATCAGGTTTTTGGTTTTGGAGCGGCACTCTTGCAGGGGGGTGCCGCTTTTTTTTGTGCTTTTTGTTGTACAGGTGTGTAAATAGTTGTACAATTGCACAAGAAACGCAACAGATGGAAGACCAAATCCTGCTCAAACTTGACGACGGCCTCGAGATGGTCGTGACCTTTGAGGTCGAAGCTGGCGAGGAAGCCACGCACATCTCGCCGAGCCATCCAGCTACCGTGCGCATTATTCGCGTGGTGCTGTGGCAGAAGAATCATACCAGCTTTGAACGGATTGACATCACCTGTGCTGATGACAACCTGCTGGACTACAACCACGAACGCATTGAACAAGAGATATGGGAACATTTACAAAACCAATAATGATGAACAAACCTATTTGTGTGCGCAGCAGTGTGCACGTTAAACCTACGCGCGACTTCAACCACCAGCAACAGGAGCTTGCTGAACAGAAGCGCTTCGAACAATTGATGGAACAATTCAAAGCCGACCTCATTGCGGCATATACCAAGGACCGATGAACGTAAACGACATTTATGTAAGCGCCTGCCGTGGCGCCTTCGATCGCAACACTACAGAGGTGCGATTGATTGACTGGCTTGAGAACGTTCGACCTGAACAGCCACGTAACGACTGGGAAAAGAAGCAGCTACCTGCTATCATGCCGCACGGCCTTTTCCTAAACCGACGACAGGACACCTTTCAAACGCACAGCGGACTGGTGCAGATTGACATCGACGCCAAGCATCAGCCTGACGGCATGGACGTTGACAAGGTCCTGCACAGTGCAGCTTACAGCGATTACATTGTTGCAGCTGGCAAGAGCTGCAGCGGAACAGGTGTGTACATGCTGGTTGCTGTCGATGGCATCGAGCAAGACAATTTTCGAGAGTGCGCAGATCGAGCCATTCAATACGTTGAAAAAGCCTTTGACGTGGTGTGCGACTCACCAGTCAGCATGAACCTGAGCAGCCTGCGCTTTGCGTCGCCGTTTGCTCCTTACATCAACCTTGACCCCACACCACTACCATGAGCGTAATCGATGAACTCAAAGCGCTGTCAAACAAGTACGACATGCGGCCAGACCATTTTCACAAGGACCCGCGAGGCTTTGTCATTATGACGCGCCGAGGCGTGGAACACGTACAAGCCAAAATAAAGGCCGTGGTGACCTTCGAAACGGTCCCTGAATGGTCTGACCCCAGCGAAGGGCGTTATTGCGTTAAAGCGCACGCAAAATGCGAAATAGGGCATGTGGAGACATACGGCGAGGTGAGCAAGAGCAACAACCGTAACGCGTACCCAATCGCCATGGCCGAAAAGCGGGCGCTGTCACGTGCGATTTTGAAGCTTGCAGGTTTCTATCAGCTTGAAGTATACGGAGAGGATGAACTGGAATGAACTGGACGACTTTTTTGACGACGTCGAGGCCGATCAGCAAGCGCATCAGGAGCGCCTCAAAGATTACGCGCTGTTCCTGCTGCTTAACAGCACCATGCGAGACGACGACGAAGGACTCGAAGACGAGATAATTGACACAGAGCCAACGCTGGAGCGCTGGCGTGAGATATTCGAGCGCTTGAAGCTCAACCAACTACGGACAATCGACCTGCCTAATTGGTCACAAACATCATTTAACAAATCATATAAACACAATGGAATTGATAATTGAAGGACAGGTGCACCGCATCTGCAAACCATTTGAACACGAAAGCGGGTTCCGTAAATGCGAGGTGCACGTAAAAGTTACAGATGGGGAGTATAGCGAAATCATCCCTGTAGAGTTTACAAAAGAGCTAACCGATGAGGCTGTAGGGCTAACAGTGGGAGCTGACATAAAAGCACGCTGCAACGTCAGAGGCCGCGAATGGATGAGTAAAACAGGAGAGCACAAGGCCTTTATGAGCTTGCGCGTTTGGACTTACGATCTGCCGCAAAAAAGCCTTAAGGAAAAAGCAATGGACAAAGCGCAAGCAGCGCCTCAAACAAGTGACATGCCATGGGACAAATGAACCTGAAAATGTACCTGCAACACCACTACGGTAGCCTGACGGCCTGCGCTGAGGCTATCGAGGTAAGCAGAGGCACCTTGCACAATTACGTGACCAAGGACCCCGAGGGCGTGCTGCGACACACCAGCCGCCTGATGAAGAATGAAAACATTAAACCACAGGACTTGATAAAGGCAGTCCTGACAACACAAAACCAACATGTTTAACCTTGCACAACGTTCTGAGGAGAACACAAACACCCAACGCACCGTGGTCATGCTGACGAAGGACTATGGAATGTTTCAACACATAGCAGGCAATCGCGTCTTGATTGAAACGAACATTCAGGCTATATCAAATCAACTGCTTCAGCGCGGTCAACAGCAGCCGATTATTGTCAATGAACGCAATGAAGTCATCGACGGCCAGCACCGACTTGAAGCATGCAAACGGTTAAAGATGCCTGTGCAATACATCAAAAGGACTGGTGCTAATCTTGACGACGTGATTAGCACCAATATTGTCGGCAAGAAATGGTCATTGATGGACTACATCAATCGCTTTGCAGTTGAAGGTAAAAAGGACTACATCAAGCTGCAAAAATTCATCATTGAAGCTAAGGGATACGGTTTTGCGCCAAGCACTGCGGTCAAAATTGCTCAAGGGAACAACACCAATGATGCATTTTACATGTACGAGGATGGCGTCATACGAAGAGGTCGCGATCAGAAAGCATCGAAAGCTTTATATCACGTTGGTGATGCCATCAAACGAGGCAGCTTTAAAATGCCAAATGAAGACGAGGCAAAAAAACGTTTGGAGCAAATACACGAGTTCAAGGAGTGGACTTTTTACAATAAGGTCACCTTTGTGAATGCTATCATTCAATGCATGCGCATCAAGGAAATGGATTTTGACCGTCTGCTCGAAAGCGCACGCAAGTATCAGAGACGTTTCACCAACGAGGCAAGCACGGAAAACTTTGTTAAAATGTTTGAGGAGGTGTACAACTGGCGCCGCAAAAACAAGCTGCCGATTGTAAACAACCCACAGCGACACGCGCGTGGATGAACCGCAAGTACATCAACATACCGATCGAGATTTGGCACCTGAGCGAGCTGCACCCCAACGAGCGGGTGCTGCTTGCTGAGGTCGCCAGCTTTAAAGAGTGCTTTGCAGGGAACGATCACTTTGCGAAGCTGCTGAACGTATCTGAGGCGACTGCACGAGGGTATATCAGCAACCTCATAAAGGCTGGTTACCTCATCCGAGAGGGCAGCAGATACAACCGACGACTGCGTAAATCTGCGCAAACGAATGCGCAAAATAGCGCAAACGAATGCGTAAATCCGCGCAAACGAGTGCGTAAATCCACGCAAACGAGTGCGCAGAATTCAGCACATACTAATACATATACTAATACACCTACTATTACATCTACTAAAAGCACGCCTGCGCGTGCGGGTGTGGTGTTGCCGTATGAAACCGAAAAATTTAGAGAAGCGTGGACCGAGTGGCTGGAGTACAAGCGCACGGATCACCGCTTCAAATACAAAACCGCCCAAACAGAACAACGGGCATTAATGACCTTAGCAAATGAACACCCTACAGAAAGCAGAGCAATCGAAGCAATTCATACAGCAATTGCAAACGGCTGGAAAGGCCTCGTATTTGGTGCATCCAAGAGCAGGCGAACTAGAACCAGCGGAAAGGCAGCGCTTGAAGGAGGCGAGCTTGGCGATCAGCTTAGAGAGCTTGCAGAAACAGGAAATATCACAGGTGACAATCGAAACCGCCTTTAAAGGGACCAACGTCCGCACAGCGCTCAAGCTGGACGAGCAGGCGACCCGTGCGGCGCTCATCGCGATGTTGGCGAAGTGCGTGCGGTTCGTAGACGCAAATAAGACGCTGACTGAGGGCGACGAGTACAAGATGGTACTGGACGAGCTGGTCAAAGGCTTTCCGACGTTTACTATCGAGGACTGGCGCCTGTGCCTGTATATGATGGCCAAGGAGACCTTTGGCGGCTATTACGAGCGCCTGAAGCTCGCGCAGTTTGTGGAATGCTTTACCAAGTACGAGCAGCTCAAGCAACCAGTCATCACCAAGATACGTCAGGACGAAGCCGCAGACTTTGAGCGCATGCGAACGGAGGCACTGCGACACATCACGCCTGAGTTCGCAACGGAGTTCAACCCGATCGCAGCGCGCGTGTCAGCACAGGACTGGATGCGAGGCGAGAACCGCCTGACGTACACCGAGCGCGAGGAGATGGAGAAACGAGCAAAAGCACGCACCAATGACTGACCTCGAACGCTTTTGGCACGACCTCATCGACGGTCGGCGCCACATCATTAACGAAGTGTATGGCAACGAGGCTATGCTGAGATACAGGCCGCACCCAAAGGAGAAGGAATACTTCCTCGCCAACAACGGGCGCGTGGCGTACAGCATCGAAGTGTCAGAGCACACCCGTAGCTTTTGGGACATGTGTGAGCGCATGTACGGACACAAGCGGCTGGCGTATGAGGACCGCCTGACCAAGAACAGGATCAAGGCGCAGAGCTATCCCGAGTACAAGAAAGGCAAGGCAGAGCGTGAGGCATTGGCGGCAAAGATTCGCGGCGTAATATTGGACCATGCCAAAGAGGAGCACCAAGACGGACAGCAAGGCCAGCAAGCAGCTGCGCAAGAAACGCAAGGCCAAGAAGCCGCTGACACACGCACAACTCAAGAAGAAGGTAGATGAGTGGTTCAGCAAATACATCCGCTACAGAGCGGCAGACAAGTACGGTGAAGCCGAGTGCTACACATGCGGAAAGCGTCACCATGTTAGGAATCTCCAAGCGGGACATTTTGCGTCTCGGAGGTACATGGCCACCCGTTGGCACGACCCAGCGGACGGACACGGCAACGTGCAATGTCAGTGTGTTGCCTGCAATTTGTACGACCAAGGGCGTCAGTGGGCTTTCGGTAGACGACTTGACCAAGCTGTCAAAGGACGCGCTGAAGAGATTATGCGAGATACAGAACAGGCTCGACCGTATGGAGTGGCAGAGTTGCGTCAGCTCGCCGATCACTACAAGGGAGAAGTCCAAAGATTCCTTTTGGAGAAACCTGCCATCAATGAGCGAAGAGATAAAGCAGCGGCATATAACCGAGCTGAGAGACGCAAGGCGGAGGATACTGCTGGCTGACCATACAACACAATACACCGCACGCATGCGCAAGGTTGAGGAGAAACTATTTGCGCTGACGGGGAACCTCATATACGCCTATGCCAACGATTCCGCGTAAGCAGACGCCCGACCCACGCAAGAAGAAGCAGCAACGCGATCGGCCACAAGACAAGCGCTACTGGTCAGGGGCATGGCGACGTGCGCGGCTGGCTTACATCAAGAAGCATCCGACGTGCGTAGTGTGCGACAGGCTGGCCAAGGTGGTGGACCACATTGAACCCGTCAGGCTGGGCGGTGAGTTTTGGGATAGCAGCAACTGGCAGAGCATGTGTGAACGATGCCACAATGCCAAGTCAGGCCGCGAAGCCCACGAGGGATAGGGGGTGCAAAAAATATGAGCAATTTGCTGCAGCATCGCCGTAGTAACATGGGCGAAATATTGCGTTTTTTTTGTCGCGATTTGACAGCTAGCTTTGACACATGAACGATTTGACACCAAAGCAACAGGTAGCATACGCCCGCATCAAGGAGGCGCTGCGCAGTGCTCGGCACATCGGCGCACTGGACGAGGACCTGCTGAAGATGGCGGCATGCTTAACCGTAGAGGTGAGCGAACTGCAGGCCATCATTGATGAAAAAGGGTACACCTACGAAACGGTGAACCGCGCAGGCGACACGATGACCAAGCACAGGCCTGAGCACCAAATGCTGGTCGAGTCCCGATCCAAGTACCTCGTAGTTCTCAAAGAGTTGGGCATGACGCCCGCAGCCCGCAAGCGCATCGAGGTCGATGTGGAGATTGACGACGAACTGGAGCAGCTGCTGACGTTCAAAGATGCTTGAAGGTGAAGGGCACCAGTATGCGCTCGACGTAGTGCATGGCAAGCTGGTCGCCAGCAAGTACACGCGCAAAGCGTGCGAGCGCTACCTGACCGACCTCGACACCGCCGAGGAGCGCGGCCTTGAGTTCAGGCCAAAGACGGCGCAGGCGTACATCACCTTTTTTCAGCGAGCCATCAGGCACACGGTAGGCGAATGGGATGGCAAACCGTTTGACCCACTACCGTGGCAAAAGTTTATCTTGTGGAATCTTTACGGCTGGTTCCGAGAGGACGGCACAAGACGATTTAATTATGCTTATATCACGGTTGCTCGCAAGAATGGTAAGACGACTCTCATGGCGGGTGCTGCGCTCGCAGCTCTATTCTTTGATCAAGAAAAAGCTGCTGAGGTATATTTTGCAGCAACTAAGAAAGACCAAGCCAAGATTGGATTCGACGAAGCGCAGCGGATGGTTACGATTTCGCCGCCGCTCCGCAAGCACCTCAAAGCAGGCAAGCACGACATCAAGGCGCCGACGCTCTCGGCGCGGTGCACGTACCTCAGCTCGGAGCGCGACACGCTCGACGGACTGAACGTCCACTTTGCAGGGATTGACGAATACCACGCACACACCACCGACGGCGTGGCCAACGTCCTGCGTTCAGGTATGCAGGCGCGTCGCAATCCTTTGCACCTCACAATCACAACGGCTGGGTTCAATCGCGAGTCACCATGCTTTGAACTGCAGAAGACGTGCAAGGAAATACTTGACGGTATCAAGCACGATGACGCGCAGTTTGCCATCATCTACGAACTCGACGATGATGACGACTGGACCGACAGCAGTACATGGATCAAGGCAAACCCGTCGCTGGGTACTGCGCTGCGTGGCCAGCTGCTCGACAGCCAGCTGCAGCAAGCCATCAACCTCGGCGGTTCGCGTGAGGTAGAATTTAAGACGAAGCACCTGAACAAATGGGTGACGGCTTCAAAGACGTGGATACAAGATGAGGTGTGGATGCGCAACAAGCGCGAGGCCAACCTTGACGGCCTGAAATGCTGGGGCGGCCTTGACCTTGCAAGCGTCAGCGATATGACGGCGCTGGTGATGTGTTACCCTGAAGACGGCGGCTATCACGTGCGCGGTCACTACTTCCTACCAAGCGACACGGTGCACCAAGTGCTGGACCGCGACCCGTCGCACATCTACCGCACGTTTCTTGAGCTGCCCAATGTACACCTGACCGACGGCAACGTTACCGACTACGCCAGCATACGCCGAAAGGTGAGCGGCGTGATGAACAAACCCGAGGGGCAAGTGGTAGAAGAGTCGAGCCTGATGCACACGTACAACGTGCAGAAGATTGCCTTTGACAGATACAACAGCACGCAGATCGCCATCGACCTTGTTGACGACGGTGTGCCGCTGGTCCCGTTCGGTCAAGGCTTTGTTTCAATGAGTTCACCCACTAAGCAGCTTGAGGTGCTGGTACGAACGGGCAAGCTGTGGCACGACGGGGACCCCGTACTGCGTTGGGCGCTCGGCAACGTCGAGCTGAAGATGGACCCAGCGGGCAACATCAAAGCCGACAAACAAAAGAGCGGCGGAAAGATTGACCCGATCGTGGCCATGATTATGGGCATCGGCGAACACATGAAATCGCCAGCAGAGGACGAGGGCTATTTTGAGATTATCAACCTTTCGTAACTTGCGCGCAATGGCTAACTGGTTCCAAAGAATTTTTCAGCGTGACGGCTATCAAGTAGCGTACACAGGTCACCACAGTTTCGCATCGCACTTGCGCGGTATCAGCACGCGGGCGGGTGCTTTTGTAGACACCGAGTCAGCCATGGGCTTGTCCACAGTTTACGCTTGCGTCCAGCGCATCAGCAGCACGATCGCGCAGCTGCACCTCGACGTTATGCGACGAACCGAGAACGGAGTGCAGGTAAGCGTCGGCCACACCATTCAGGACCTCATCAGCGTAGAGGCGGAAGAAGGCTACACAGCCTACGACTTTTGGCAGACCTACGTGGCGAATATCTTGATCTATGGCAAGGCTTACGCCATCATCAAGCGCCTACCCAATGGCGACCCGTATGAGCTTTGCATTGTCAACCCCAAGTCGGTAAAGGAGAAGATGGTTGACGGTGAGGTGATGTACGAGGTCAAGGACCGTGGTGTGTACATGCACGCCGACATGCTGCGCGTCTGCAACCTGTACGGACAAAGCCCGATTGAATTGCACCGCGAGATGCTCGGACTCGCCAAGGCAGCGCAGGACTTTGCTGCTGAGTTCTTTGGTAGCTCAGGCAACATGACTGGCATCTTGTCCAGCAACGAGCCGCTGAAGAAGGAGCAGATTGACATCATTAAAGACAGCTGGAACAATAGCGGCGACCAGCTCGGCACTAAGCTCCTGCCATTCGGCTTCCGTTACGATCGCATCGCAGTTGATCCTGAGAACGCGAGCCTGACCGAGCAGCGCGACTTTTTGAATCAGGAGATATGCCGAATCTTTGGTGTACCGCCGAGCCTTGTGGGTGTGCAGTCGAATGTGACGTACAGCAATACGGAGCAGCAGGCCATCCAGTTCGCCAAGTACACCATCGTACCATGGACTCGGCAGATAGAGCAGGAGATGAATTGCAAGCTCATCGCACCTGACGAGCGCCTGACGCATTTTACACGCTTCGACCTTGCAGACCTTTTGCGAGGCGACAGCGTGAGCCGCGCCCAGTATTACGACACGCTGGTGAAGGCGGGCATCATGAGCATCAACGAAGCACGACGCACGGAGGACATGAACGGCGTAGCAGGTGGCGACGCTCACATGGTCCAAGTCAATCAGATCGCGCTCGACAAGCTCGACGAGTACAGCACTAAACTCAGCAGCGGTGTCTAAGGATTATCCACAGGCTGCAGTTAACAACGCCAAGCGTGCGCTTAAGTACGCCGAGGAGAATGGCTGGGGCAGCTGTGGCACACCAGTCGGTAGGCGCAGAGCATCGCAAATCGCAAGCCGCTCGGAGCTGTCGGACGATGTGATAAAGCGTGTCTATAGTTTCCTAAGCCGCCACGCACAGAACGCTGACGTGCCTTATGACGAAGGCTGTGGCGGTTTGATGTATGACGCTTGGGGCGGCAAGTCGATGCTGCCATGGGCCAAGAAGAAAGTCAAGGAGATGACCGAACGCCAGCAGCGCAATCGTGCTGAGGCGCTCAAGAATAAAGTCGAGGAGCACAACAAAGATGTGGACGCTGCACACAAGAAGGCGACCGTGTCCATGCTGGAGAAGGTATACGACCGAGGCGTGGGTGCATACAAAACGAACCCGTCAAGCGTGCGGCCCTCGGTCAAGACGCCTGAGCAATGGGCCATGGCTCGCGTGAACTCATTTTTGTATGCCTTGAAAAACGAACGGTTCCGAGGCGGCAAACACGATACTGACCTGTTCCCCAAAGGTCACCCGCTACGATCAAAAGAAAAAGAAGAAAAGATGGAAGAGAAAAACAGCAAGCAGCTGGCAGAGCTGCGCAATAAATACGGCGACGACGTCGAGCTGAGAACAGCCGAGGTCCGTGCTGCAGGTGATGACTCGCTTGTCATCGAAGGCTACGCTGCCAACTTTGAGCAACGCACAGACCTTGGATATTTCAAGGAGGAGATTGCACGCGGTGCATTCGAGGACGTCATGGAGGACGACGTTCGGCTGCTGCTCAATCACGACGGCGCACCGATGGCACGCACCACAAACGGCACGCTGGAACTCAGCGTTGACGAGAACGGACTGAAGTACCGCGCAGCATTGGCCGACACGCAAGACGGTCGCGACATGTACAAGTTGATCAAGCGTGGCGATATCACGCAGTCCAGCTTTGCCTTTACGATTGGCGAGCAGGAGTTCAGCGAGGACCGCAGCGTGCGCCGCGTGCTGAAGGTGGCACGCCTGTTGGACGTTAGCCCAGTCACGTACCCAGCGTATCCAACCACTACGGTGGCAGCGCGACAGATGGCCATGCAAGAGCCTGAGCCAGTAGAAGAAACTGAAACGATTTCAGAGGCGCAACCTGAAAAGCAGGAAGTGCGTACCTTTGAACAAACAGCGGAAAGTAAGCCCGCAAAACAATTTAAGATTATGAACTTACGCAACTCAAATGATGCGGCCCGCTACATTTCCCAGCTGGAAGACAAGTTGGCTAACATCAACGCCCTCGCAGAAACCGAGGAGCGAGCGTTGACTTCTGAAGAATTGGAAGAGACGCAAGACATCCACGCAAAGCTCGAAGCTGCAGAACAGCAGCGCGACGCCCTTGCAAAAAACGAACAGCGCCTCAAGGCTCGTGCCGTTGCCGCCGATGCGGTTGTACGAAGCGACAAGGAAGCTATCAAAGCAAACGCCAAGTTTGACTTTGGTAAGGCTATGCGCGAATTGTCCAACGGTCAGGCTTTGACAGGTTTGGAGAAGGAAGCATTGGAAGAAGCACGACACGAAGCATCTTCTCGCGGCCTTGAGATTCGCGGAAACTTTGCGATTCCACAGAGCATGTTGGTTCAAGCCCGTAACGTATACGGTGTTGATTCATCACAGTCAGGCGTAAACGACGCAGTGACAACTGTAGCCACAGAGGTTACTGAGTTGGTTGGTGCTTTGCGTGCAAACTCTTTGCTTGCAGCTACTGGTGCCACACAGCTCAACGGCTTTGTTGGCGACATCAAGATGCCATCGCTTCCAACTGATGCCGCTTCTACACCAGTAGAAGGTGCTGCAGTAGGCAGCAACACAGGCGCAATGGGTTCAGCTACTCTGTCACCGCAACGCATCGCGCAGCAGATGATCGTGACTAAGGAGGCCATGAACCAAACAAGCGGCAACATGAGCAACGTAATCGCTGCAGACTTTGGTCGAGCTATTGCCATCGCTCAGGACAAGATTGCTTTGAACGCTATTCACGGTGTTGGTGGAGCAGCTGCTTTGGCTGGTCAAACTGGTACTGTTGTAGGCCGTGTTGAAACAGGTGACAACGACATCCCAGCTATCACTGCTGACAATGTCCGCGACTTGTGGAGCACAATCACTGCAAACGGTGCAGAGAACAACACAGCGTTTGTTGCTCACCCGTCTGATTTTGCTTTCTTGATGAGCCTCGCCAACGTTTCAAACGTAAGCGCTTTGGTTGAGAACGGTCAAATCATGGGATACAATGTTTTGTCAAGCGGAACAGTGCCGTCAATTGACGCTACTGCTGTCAATGCAAATGAATTCCTGAGCAACGCAGAAGCAGAGCCATTTGGTGCAAACGGTTCAGCTTTGCGCTTCTTGTACTACGGAGATTGGACAGACTTGTTCTACGCCAACTGGGGTGGATTGGATGTAACTATTGATCCATTCAGCCAGTTGTCAGAGGGCAATGTTAAGATTGTAGTAGACACTTTCTTCGACGCAAAAGTGCGACGCGCTGAGTCTCTCGGTGCTATGGTATTTGCACAGGAGACAATCTTGGGAGCTAACGGATAAGGTTAGATTGATTGAATGAGAAAGGGCCTCGCAACCATGCGGGGCCTTTTTTTTATCTTGCACCCATGTACTACACTTTAGAGATTACTGGCGCAGCTGCCGAGGCCAGCATCGTCAGCACCGCAGACCTCAAGACATTTTTGCGCGTAGACCACAGCGACGAGGACACGCTGATTGAGGCGCTACGCAGCGCGGCCATCGAGTACGTGCAGAATTATTGCAACGTACAGCTCGGCGACGTCACGGCGGTTATGTATCTCGACGAGTTCCGTGGTACGTGGGAAATCCCTGTTGGTCCTGTGCGCAGCATCACCAGCATCGTCTACAACAACACGCCGAGCACGACGCTCACCTTGGCGACCTCGCAATACTACAGCGACCTCAAGCGCAAGCCCGCACGCATCACCACCATCTCGCCACCGACTGTGCACCCTGATACAAGCAACGGCGTGCAGGTGACGATGGAGTTGGGGTACCTTGAGGCCGAGGTGCCCGACGGTTTGATTCACGCGATCAAGCTGCTGGTCGCACACTTCTATGAGAACCGCAACATTGTCGTGGTGGGCACCATCACAAGCGAGGTACCTAACCTGATCCACAGCTTGCTTAATCCTTACCGCGTAATTTCAGACCGATGAGGATAGGCAAGAGCGACCGACGTATAACGATAGAGCGCTATACGACTGCAACGAACGTGTACGGCGAGCGGCGGCTGGACTACACGACGCTGATGACCGTATGGGCTGAGTTGATGAAGACGGGCGAAGGTATGACCGAGCGCATCAGTACGAACCAAGACATGCCCATTCAGCGCGTGCGCTTTAAGATTCGCAGCAGCAGCGACAGCCGAGGCATCAAGGCTGACGACCGCGTGCTGTATGACGGCAAGTATTACAACATTCAAGGCATCGAGGAGGTGGGCCGACAGGACCAGCTTGTATTGCTTTGTCAAATTACTGGGACGTAATGGCAAAGGGCAGCCTCGAAATGAAGGGCGGCGGCGTAGGCTTTGAAGGCATCGGCGTCGACATACAGCCATTGCTGAAGCAGTTCGAAGAATTGCGAAAGCAGGTCAAGGATAAGGACGTGCAGAAGCGCATCCACCGATCCGTTGGCAACATCTACAAAAAGGAGATGGTGAACAACATCAAGGACGCGCGTGAGGTTATCCGTATTCGCAGAGGTCAGGACGAAATCAAAGAGCGCGATAATATTCCAATTGGTACGCTGCGCCGCTCCATCCGCGTGTGGCTCATTGACAAGCAGGCCAGCACGTACTGGGTAGGGCCTCGCGTAGGTCGCAGGATGCCATACCAAAATGACGGATGGTTTGCTAATATTGTAGAAGGCGGTGACCAAAAGTTTGGCGGCGGCAGAAACAAGGGCGTGTTTGAGCGCTCTATTCGCAACAAGCGGCAGATGGCGCTCACAACAATGCGCAAAAAGTACGAGTTCCAAATTCGCAAGGCAGCACGCAAGGCGGCAAAGAAGACAAAGAAATGAACGCAGGAAAAGCAGTATACGGAATTTTGAGCGCCAACAGCGGCGTCACTGACTTGGTAAGCACGCGCATCTTTCCTGAGATTGCAGAGCAGGAAGCGGCGACGCCATTTATAGTGTATCAGCTGCAGAGCGTAGCGCCTGAGGATACGCACGACGGACCGTCAAAGCTCGATGAGGTGCGCTTTGAGTTCCTGTGCTATGCCGACACCTACGACACAGCGGCTGACGTAGGCGTCAAGGTCCGTGCTGCTTTGGATCGTGTGAGCGGAACGTACAACGGCGTCAACGTGGAAAGCGTACAGTTCAATGACGTTGACATTGATATTGAATACCAGCCACGCCGATACAGCCAAGTGCTCAAGTTCACCTTTCGCATCAAGCGCGACGATTTTACGATTGCACAAGGCACGCCAGTCACGGGTGCGCAACTTGGTCAACTTGCTGACGTAGACGTTGACGGCGTATCGAACGGCCAGCTAATTGCATACAACAGCACGAGCGGCAACTGGGAAGCGGCGGACGATGCAACAGGCAGCAACACGCTGACAGGTTTAACAGATACCAGCATTACCACGCCTGCAGATCGTGAAGCTCTTATCTACGACGGCGGCAACTGGGTCAACGATAACATAAGCAAGTCGGACGTCGGGCTGGGCAACGTGGACAACACCAGCGACGATGATAAGCCCGTAAGTTCAGCGACGCAAACGGCCTTGAATGCGAAGGCAGACACGAGCGCAGTACCTACGGAGCTGAACGACTTGAGCGACGTGACGATAACAGGCACGCCCGCAGGAAACGAGGTGTTGATTTTCGACACGGCTACGAGTTCATTCAAGTCGCTGCCGAACTTTACTAACCGCTTTGAAGACGACGCGGAGAACAACAAGCCCGCCACGCCATTTGGGGAGCGGGTGTATACGGTCAAGGCAGACGGGGACGGCATTTTTATTGACGCGCAATCTGACACGCCATCAGCGGGCAAGGTTATCGAGCGCAAGATTTACTACAAGGCGGGCTTTCTTGAAAGCGGCGACGCCATCGGCGATTTCACCTTGATCCACACGTTCGCAGACGATACCGCTTATTCTGCTACGGAAAGCGTGTTTGAAGGGTTTAGGGATGGTGACACGTACGGCACGCCGCCGTTCACGCTGTTGCAGACGTGGGAGGAGGCGACAGCAGCGCCAACCTTTACGGGCTTATTAAACGAATCATACGGCAGCGGCGCGGCTGCGGCGTATTCGGTGCGGCGATTGAATGGTAATTACACGGGCGCGGCGATTGAGGTAGAACGCAGCTCTGACAATACTTATCAGGACATCGGCTTTGATTCCAACGGCGACTTGGACGAGAGCGCACTTACGACGTTCTGCACGGGTACGACGTGCAAAGTCCGAAGCTGGTACGACCAATCGCAGACGGGCGGCACGGGTTCAGGCAACGACGCAGTACAGACGACGCACGCGAACCAGCCGACTATTTACACGGGCGGCGCGATTGTGAAGGAGAACGGACGGGTGGCGTTGGATTATGAAGGTTCGCAATCATTGTATAGTTCAGGCGTAAGCATCGCGGCAAGTATGGATATTTACCATACAACGAAAAAAGACACGTCTACGCGACAGGCTTGGTTTGCGTTTGATGCTTCTTCGAACACCAATTACTTGCGGCAAGAGGCGACCAGCGAACAAGTATTATTTCAATTTACAGACGGCTTTAATTTTTTCCTATCAGGGAATGCACCCGCCTCAAACAGGTTGACACAAAATCTATACAATGCAAATGCAACATCAGGAGCGCAAGAAGTGCGGTTGAATGGTGTTTCTTTATTTACCGATACCGACACATATTCGGCGACAGGGATTAGCGGTTTGTACATTGGTGTACAAAATAATGGCGCTAATGATTTAGACGGCAAGTATCAAGAGTTCATAATTTATGACAGCGTAAAAAACTCGACCGACCGCAGCGACATCGAAGAAAACGTCGGCGACTACTTCACCCAAAACACGCCACTCCTCGACACGTATACAGGAGCGGCGGCGGCCTACTCTTTGCGCAAGCTGCGAACTGCCTACAGCGGGAGCGCCGTTCGAGTGCGACGAAGCAACGACAACGCCGAAACCGACATCGGATTTAACGTATTTGGTGAGCTTTCTACGGTGAGCCTTGCGGCGCACTGTGGTTCGAACGACGGATTCGTGGTGACGTGGTACGACCAAAGCGGGAACACGAACGACGCGACGCAAAGCACGACGGCGAATCAGCCAAAGATTTACGACGGGACGACGGGCGTGGTGACGGAGAACGGAAAGCCTGCCTTTGAGTTTGATGCAAGCAACGATACAATGGTATCATCTTTCAGTAGCAGTTCAAACTACAGCGTCTTTCAGGTTTTTGCGCAATTGCAAATTTTGACCACTGGCAATTTGTTTAGCACGATTGACTACGGAACAAGCGGCGCAAAGTCAGGCGTTCAAG